TCCCCGTGTTTCAGCGTCTTAAGACGAATTTCAATCTGAACAGATCTTGGCAATGCAGCTACTTGCAACCTAAGCTGCACCCACCCTGCACTCATGCCAATCTTTTGTGCAATCTCCTGCCTGTTAAGACCCATGCTTTTAAGGGCCAAGCAAGCACGAGTTTCTTGGATGATATCCAACTGCTTACGCTGGATGTTCTCGATGAAATTAAAGACGCTTGCGTCAACATCTGTCTTAATTGTTGAATTGATCGCAGCATCAATGTACTGCTTACCTAACAACCTATGAGCAGTCAGCAGTCTGAATCCTGCAACCAATTTGTAAGTGCCGTCCTTACGGGGAGCAACAACAATAGGCTGTATGAGCCCATTGTCACGTATGTTTTCTGCGAGTTCCGACACATCTGCATCGGCCACTTCACCACGACAATTGAATACATCATCAACATGTATCTTATCAATCTCGACTAGCTTAACAACCATTCCTGTTTCCATTGTCAACCCTTTCCGAACATTCCTGTGTGAAGCCACCAGATGAAGATGATTACAATCAGTATAATCATCGCCACATTAAAAGCAACCTTATCTGTTGTGTTCATGCATTCAATGCCTCCGAAACTTCCCCTAAGGAAAGTTTCTGTAGCTTGACCTTTTTCATCAAATTGTTGTACACGAGTTTGTCAGTTGGCAAACAGAATACTTCCTTGACTGTGAGCCCTTTGTTTGTGTCCATGCCCAACCTATGCCCTCTGTGCGGAGCTTGCATTTTTGACTCACCATCAAAGCTATTACTGTAGAAAAGCATTGTTGGTGCAGCCGTTAAAGTAAGCCCCATGCCACCAGACTGTGGCTGGCCAACAACTATGAGTCTTGGTACTTTCTCAAGGTACTCTGTGTACCGTCTATGTGACCTGTCCATTGCAACCAACAATTCTTTTCCAGTGCATGTTGTATCCCCAAAGGGATGATACCCACGGCCATCAATCCGAAGCACAACCCAACCTGCCGTTATTGACATAGCCACAAGTCTATCAATGGTTCCAGTGAACCCTCCCCAGACAATATACCGTCCTATCTCTTCGTGTGTCTCTAGTTCATTGATGAATACGGCATCCTTCGGTGACCCTACAACCTTTGTATCTCGTACAATCTTTGCAACAGTGCCAACACCTAGGCAATGTTCACAGACGACGTCTTCATCATGGTATGTAATATCATCAAAGGGTGCAGATGTGTCAACCTCTACATCTGGGACCTTGATGACTTCTCTACAAGTACCACGGCAATTGGGGCATTCTTCACGACCTTCTTCAATATCTTTGTATTGAAAGCCGTCACTTAGTTCCCTGCACAATGTCAATGCCTCAATGGATCTCATTGCAGTTTTTGCAATTAGCTTGGCCGCTCGCAGCATGTCAACTGTTGGCTTTACTTGTATTGGTTCATTGAACTGGATATCAGGAAGGTCTGTGCAGTCCTTCTTGAACAGAACTAATGTCAACCCAGACATACGTTTGTACAGCCGTGAGATTTCATCAACACTAGGTTCAAAGGTATGGTCAAGGACATGTTCCATTTCATCACGGTACTTACCACACTTAGCACATTTCTGGCTATCATCAAGCCATGTTACTATGTGTGGGTACACACCACCAGAGATTGACTCCCGCTCCTCAATCATCGCAAGATTGCGTTTGAACTTATGGATGTTTCCTTCCTTCAAGAATCCTGGGCAAGCAACCTCACACTGATGCCACCAGTCTGCTGGGCTCTTAGGTGCTGGCGTTCCACTCATCTCAATGATGAACCCATCATTTTCACGAACCCTGTCTGCAAGAAACAAAGCAGCCTGGGACCGTTTGGACTGAGGGTTCTTTAATTTTGATGATTCATCAAAGATCACAATCTTAGGTACGATTTGGTTATGTAATTCTTGCACTTCCTTTGTTAGTCCAGCGTAGGTGAACATACGTGGATGAACAAGTGCCTCCCACTTTTCCAGCTCCAAGCCAACCGCAATCTTACCACTCTTTGGCCCGACATACCAGGCTTCATAATCTTCGCATTTGATGAAATCCATTATTTCGATGGCAGCAAGTGTTTTACCTGTGCCCATTTCAGCAGCAAAGATTACTTGCTTATACGTCAAAGCACACCTAACCATCAGCAATTGATGAGCATACAATGAATCCCGCCTTGGTGTGAAGTCTACTAGTTCTTTGTCGTAACGTTTGTAAGGGTCCTTCCCCTGCAAGTAGTCAAGCTGAAACAAATTGCGTGGCGACTTAGCGACACTCCAAATCTTACGTGGCTTTGGATCGTAACCATGCCACTTAGCACCTTGCATCATCTTGATCTCTTTGATGAGTATCTTATTAAAGCCGAACTTAATGAACAAACGATCACCTTCTTCGGTGATCGTCGCTGGTCGTAAGAACCGGCCCGCTCGTAATTTTACGTTCATCCCTTCTCCAGTCTGAATGTATCATCACTACCCATTGTCGATGAATAGCCTTTCCACAATTCTTGGAACCCTGCCTCCCTAAAGTACAGATAGCAACGATTCATCACCCACCTACACTTTTTTGTTTTATTGACATGGATGATTGCTGGTCGCCATTTGTCTAGGGTTCCTGAAACTATTGCCAAGGCTCCTTCCTCTAAGGGTTTGATGAAAACAGCTAACTGTGACTCTCTACTTATTTCATTCAATGTTGCTGTTGGGGCTTCGATGATGAATGACGCAGACATATGCTCGTACTGTCTTGACTCAAGCCCCAAGAACCTTGGGTCATTATCCATCATCAATGACATCATAAAAGAAGCAGGCAACTCTACACTGAGTCCCTGCTTGTCTAACCCTCTTGTGGGCGATATGCCCAGCTTTTCCTTACAAACAGAAATAAATGTTTCCCAAGAAACATTTGTAAAAGCTAGAGGGCGTACAAGCATTACTCTCCCCTATGCGGGAAGGGGCACTATCGCCCCTCCCCGCACCGAATAGTATTTATCGTTCGCGTTCTTCCGTGGGTGCTTCCTCGACATCTGTTCCTTTTTCGTTCATGAACTTTTCAATATTTTCTGAAAGTTCATCACTACCAGGAACATCAAAAGGTGTCTGACAACTCGTGCAAACAGGTGTCTGCCACGAATACCTTTTAGTCTCCACCAGTTTCGATGACAGTGTCACTGGCTTAGTCAGCATGTTTCTAAGTGCCCTGGCTTCACGCCTGAAAGACTTAGAACCACAGAATACCGTAGCAAACTTCTCAAGCGCCGGTACATACACCAAGAATTCTGGGCCAAACATACAGCCTGAATCCTTGACGTCTGAGTCAACTACTATCCTTTTGAACAGTTCACATTCCTTATCAAAGGATGTGATCACTTCATCATTGACATCCATAGCCTTGGCGCGTATGGCTATAGGTAGCATGTCAATAGTTTCACCCATATCCTGCTCAGACTTATCAAGGATATACGCATAGTGATTGATCGGAAAGGTTCCAGCTTTACAACTCTTGCAACTAGCAGTCATCAACTGTACCCTACCCAAGTAGTCACCGCCCTTGAAGATATCATCAAGGTCGCCAGCATTAGCTAACTGCTGGTCTGCGATCTCTTTTGGAACTAATGCATTTTCTTCTACCATGTTGTGCTCCTATGTCCTATGTTTGAGTTACTCGTCTTCTGCGAGTTTCTGGGCAGCTTCCTCAGCGGCTACAGCAGCTTCGGCGGCTTTCTTAGCTTTCTTCGCAGCTTTCTCAGCATCACGTTTCTTTTTGGCATCGGCCTTCTTAGCTACACGCTCATCATGACGCGCTCGCTGGGAATCGACACTCTGCGGGTCCATGTTCAAAACCCAGGCAACACCCATTGCAAAGCCTTCGGCAGCAGTGGAGAGGCCATCACAGAGCAGGCCAGCAACCTCAGAATTCTCGTACTCACTTTTGATGACTGAGAGTTTCTGAGCATGAGGGGAAGCGGTGAACTCGGAAGCAGCTTCATCACGACCCTGACGTCTAGCTTCTCGGATTTCTTTCACACGGGCTTTCGCCTGCGGAATGAACTCGGTCGGGGACATCGACATCGCGCGGTCTACGAAGTCAGCCTGTTCATCAGAAGGAAGTGAGGCCAATGCAAAGGCGTTCGACAGAACGATTTTGCCCTCATTGATGAGATCAAGAATCTCAGAATTTTCGATCTTATTGAGCTTGAGGCGGGCCTGCAACCATGCGGGGCTTTTCCCAAGTTTGTTAGCCAATTCAGCTTCGGTCAACATCGGTGATACAGCCAGCATACGTTTCAACTGTGCGCTGAATTCGGCGGGGCGGGTTTCAATCTTATGGGTGTTTGCCATAAGCTGGAACTCAAGAACACCAACTTCATCAAGAACAACAACATCAACGTTGATGCTTTCAAGTCCAGCATCCTTGGCTGCATTGAAGCGATGAAGACCATCAACAAGTTCGAAGAACATTTCACCGCTATCGGGATCGGTTTTTTCAGTTACGCTGATAGCTCCAACGAAACCCTTTTCTTTGATGCTTGCCACAAGACCCTGATAATCTTCATGCTCACGGTTCACGGGCCGCAACGCTACGGGGTTCTCTCTAATGGAAGCAAGTGATACGACTTTAAGTTCGCTCATTACAGTACCTTTCGTCAATCGAGTAAGTTTGTGGTACACAATCATCACAGGTCATTTCATCATTTTCTCCTAAAAAGAAACGGGCAAGCCGAGGAGCTTGTCCGTTTGTAATGTTTGAGTTAATCATCATGATCTATGTCCTCGGTTTGATGATTTTGACACGCTTCCTTGTCAAAAATCATCATTTCACAGTTGGCCGTCTGGCCGAACCTCTACAGACATAGTAACATATTTCCTCTAGTTTTTTTCCAATAAAATCAAAAATTCTTTTTCCGTGACATTGCTATATAATGAATAGGCTAACTACCCTTTTACAAGCCCTGTATCTTTTATATATTTATTTTCTTTATTCTATAAAATAAAGATAGTTAGTTAAAAGAGTATTGGTAGTATTCCATAAGTCTTTTATTTCCAACAACTTAATTTTATTGGAAAATAAAAGGGTTTTTAATGTTACTATAGTTGAGCGAAAAGCCGTCCTTGTTGTCAAGGAAGTGTGTTGAAATGATGATTCTTGAAAACGAAAGGTGATGATTTCATCATGATGAAAGTTTCCAGAACTACGGCTATCAGTAATTTCCTAGCGGCGATGACTCACACGGACCTTGCAGCACTATATCATCATGATATGGAGTGTCAAGTAAATGTGGCTCAAGATGGCGGGGAACGTATAGAAGGGGAATACCGTGGTGTGCATTGGCATGGATGGACTGACAGCCTAACCACTTGGAAAAGTTTTAGGATACCTTATGGCGCAAGTAGTGATCCACATTATGATGATGTTAGCATGTCCTTTGATTTGGCTAGCCATGCGGAAGCTATTGGTATGTCAGGTTGGGACTGGAAGGAAAAAGTTTCCCGTTGGGTGGCATTCGATTTTGATGCTATTGTTGGGCACTCAGACAAGCATACCGGGAAACTTACAAACGAAGAGCTTGATGAAGTAAAGAATAATGCGAAAGCAATACCGTGGGTCACCATTAGAAGATCTACCTCTGGTTCAGGCTGGCACCTATATGTCCAGCTTGAGCCAGTTTCTACAGCCACGCATACCGAACACGCTGCATTAGCAAGGGCTATCCTCGGTATGATGACTGCCATCACTGGCTTTGACTTTGACAGTAAGGTTGATAATTGTGGTGGCAACATGTGGGTCTGGCATCGTAAGATGAAAGGGACCCAAGGGCTCACAGTCATCAAGCAAGGCTCAAAGCTAACTAAGATTCCTCCTAACTGGAGAGATCATGTAAAAGTTATATCTGGTGCACGACGAAAGAACTTACCACAGAACATAGATAATATTGATGAGCTTGCTGGTCAACGCATTAACGTGCCACTTGATGAAGGGCACAAAATCCTTGTAAAATATCTACGGGAAGAAGACGCCTTGTGGTGGTGGGACCAAGATCATCACATGCTTGTAACCCACACATTCTGGCTCACCAAAGCCCACAAAGAACTGAATCTTGTGGGTGTGTTTGAGTCCAGTAGCCCTAACACAAACATTAATGAGCAAAATGTTTTTCTGTTCCCAACAAGGCATGGTGCTTGGAGTGCTAGACGTTATACTAGAGGTGTGCAAGAGCATCATTCTTGGGACCAAGATGGCCAAGGTTGGACTAGATGTTTTTACAACCAAGAACCCGACCTTGCTACAGCATCAAAAGCGTTTGGCGGTCTTGAAGACCCCAAGGGCGGTTTTATATTTAGAGAAGCTGAAACAGCAGCTTCGGCTACAAGATTCTTAGGTGCTGAACTTAGTTTCGATAAGGCATTTAATGGTAGAGAAACAAAGCTAACGAAACACAAGGACGGTAGGCTTGTTGTATCAATGGAACGTAAAGAGCAAGACCGTGCTGATGAAATGCACGGTTGGTT